AGACGTTCCCGAAGTGCTCCGCGATCCCGAGCCGGCACCGGTCGGCGATGTCGAGATCGAACTGCAGGACGACAGCGTCACCCTGGCCGAGATCGACATCTCGGCGCCGCCGGCCGAGCGCGAACCGGAAGTGCGGCCGGTCCCGCGCCAGCGCGAGCCCGAGCAGGATGACGCCCTCGCCAAGGCGCTGGAGGCGCAGCGACGTGCCGAGCAACTGCAGGCCGATGCGTTCCGGCAGCGCGACGAGGCCGTCAGACAGGCCCGGCAGCGCGACGCCGAACTGACGCGGGAGCGGACCGAGCGCGAAGATGCGGAGTACAACTCCGTGCTGACCGCAATCGCCGCCGAGCAGTCCGCGCTCGACAAGGCGACGGCTGACTATGCCGCCTTTGCCAATGCCGGCGATTGGGCCAACGCGGCGCAGGCGCAGCGTGCCATGGCGGTTGCCGGCGGCCGGCTCGATCGATTGGAGGACGGCAAGCGCACCTTCGATCAGAGGCGTGAGACTGCGGCGAGAGAGCCGCAGCGCCAGCAGCAACAGCCGCAGCAACAGCAGCCGCTCACCTTCGAGCAGCAGATCGCCGGCCTGCCGGCCAACGCCCAGCAGTGGCTGCGCAACCACCCCGAGTTCATGACCGACCCGGTCAAGAACAACAAGATCCAGAAGGCGCACGGCTATCTCACCGACACCAAGGGGATGACCGCGTTTTCCGACGCCTATTTCGAGGCGATGGACCAAGAGTTCGGTTTCGGACAGTCCGAAGTCCGCGACCGTGAGCCTGCGCCACAACCGCAGAAGAGGAGCATGCCAATGTCGGCCCCAGTGTCCCGCGAGGTCCCCAGCGCATCGGGCACGCGGCAGAGCAACGGCAAGATGCGCTTGACCGAGGAAGAGCGGAAGATCGCGCGGCAGTCCTTCATGGACCGGCCGGACCTGCCGCAGCTCACCGACGCGCAGAAGGAATATCTCTACGCGAAAAACAAGGCCAAATACAAAGCGATGATCGCAAGCGGCGAGTACAGCGAGCAGAGGCAGCGATGACCGACACCATCAATACCCTCGGGACTGAGAACGCGCCCGGCGCGCAAGTCCGACGGCGCATTACCAAAAGTCGCGCGAGCCGCACCCAGCGCGTCCATCTGAGCAAGGAGCAGGTCGAGGACGCCGCCGACCGCGCCGAGCAGAACCCGATGCTACGCAAGATGAAGGCCAAGCCGAACTGGGAGAGTGAGGACTTCGTCGGCGTCGGCCAGGATGGCGTCGACCGCCTGCGCATCCCTGACGAGACCGTGCTCGCCTTGGCGCGCGACGGTGTTGCGCTGCAATGGATCACCCGCTCGATCCGTGGCCAGGAAACCCCGAACCTCGTCGCACCAATGACCAGGGGCGGCTGGACCCCGGTCTATCAGTCCGACTTTGACGGCGTGCTCAACGGGCTGTTCATGCCGAAGAACAACGAGGACACCCCGATCGTGGTCGACGACTGCATGCTGGTCGCCCGCCCGATCGCGATCCAGTCCAAGGCCGAGCGCGCCAGGAACAGAGACGCCAACCTGCCGCTGCAGATCTCGCAGGAGCAGATCGGCCAGGGCATTCCTGGCGTGACCGGCGCCACGCACCCGACCGCGCTGATGGGCAACAAGATCAAGATGACCCGCGAGCGCATCGCGATCCCGGAGGTCTAAAGTTCTACCTCCCGAACCTTGGAGGCGCCCGGCTGGCTCGCCGGGCGTTTTTTTATTTGCGCAGTCCAAAGATTTGATCTAGAGGTCAATTGTTGTCCGGCGCCCGGTCAACGGACCAACCTCTGACGCGCCGTTGGAGGCCCCTGAAGTGAAGAACCGCCCGCCAGTGCGGCTGCGGCACTTAGGAGCCTTCCATGACCAACACGCTTGCCTCTCCCTCGTTGGGTTTCCAGTCGTTCCAGCGCGCCGAGGGCGGTAGCCCGACCGCCGGCATGACGCCGGTCTGGATTGCATCGACCGATCCCGGCTACTTCTTCCGTGGTGACCCGGTCATCACGTCGAGCAACGGCGGGACCAACCTGTCCGGCGCCTACATCACCTCCATCAATACCGTCGTGTCGTCTTCTGGTTTCTTGGTGCGGGGCATTTTCCAGGGTTGCTATCAGTATCAGCCGAGCGCGGGCCGCGTCGTCTGGAGCAACTCCTATCAGGCCGCAGTGACCGGCTCGACGGGCGACGTCAAGGCATACATCATCGACGACCCGGATGCGATGTTCATCGTGCAGGCATCTACCAATGCCGCGATTTCCTCGTCCTATATCGGACTGAACATCAGTATTAGCACCGGCTCGACTACCGGCAACACCACGACCGGTTATTCGAACATCACGCTTCAAGCGACGACCGCTGGTTCGACCAATACATCACTGCCGTTCCGGCTCGTCGATCTCTACTCAGCGTATGCGCCCGGCGGCGGTTTCTCAAACGTCAACTTCGGCTCCAGCGCGACGAACGTCATCAACGGTCTCGATAACGCAAACCCCGCGAACATCGTCGTGGTCCGCATGAACAACTGCGACCGTCTCTCGCTGACGGCGCGCAGCTCGTAAGGAGGATCTCCGATGCCCGTCGCGTTAAGTCAAATCAAAGACCTGCTTTTGCCGGGACTGTGGGGCATCGATGGCCTCTATCCGATGATCGAGCGGCAGTGGCCGCAGATCTTCAAAGAGGTCGGCTCCAATATGGCGTTGGAGCGCAGGGCCGCGATGCGGTACCTCGGCTATGCGCAGCTGAAGAACGAAGGCGCGCCGACCGCGACAGACAACAACTCGGGGCAGCGCTACATCTACAATGCGCAGCACTTCGAGGTGGGTTTAATGTACGCCATCACTCGACCTGCGATTGATGACAATCTCTATAAGCAAGACTTCGGTCCGAACAACGACGGGTTGATGGAGGCATTTAAAGAGACGGAGGAAGTCTACGCCGCGAACATTTTGAACAACGGCACCACCTTCAACGCGCAGGTGCAGGGTGACGGCGTCGCGCTGATCAACACCGCCCATCCGATCGATGGCGCCACCATCGCGAACCAGCCTTCGCCCGATGTGTCTCTGAACGAGACCTCGCTGCTCAATGCGGCGATCAACATCCGCTCGACCTGGAAGACCAACGCAGGCCTGAAGATGCACGCGCGCGGCCAGAAGCTGATCGTGCCGCCGAACCTGGAGCCGATCGCGGCGCGCCTGTTCCGCAGCGAGCTGCGCGTCGGCACCGGCAACAACGACATCAACGCAGTCAAGGAAATGGAGCAGTCCTTCAAGGAAGGCTACATGGTCTATGACTATCTGACCTCGTCCTTCGCGTGGTTCGTGCTCACCAATGTGCCCGGCCTTGTGTTCTTCATGCGCAAGCCGTTCGAGAGCGACATGAGTGTGGAGTTCTCGACCGACAATCTGTTGGTGAAGGGCTACCAGCGCTATGTGCCTTCGTATTACGACTGGAGGCATATCTACGGCACCTATCCGACGTCGTGAGGTGACCGATGGCTATCACTGCATATAGCGGTCCGATCTTCCAGTACGGCATCACACTGTCGTCGACCTCCGGCGATGGCATCACCGGCCAGGACTTCGAGCACAACGAGCAGCGCGGGCCGATGTTCGCAGACCTCGGCGATGCGCTGATGGACCCGCGCTCGGCCTACGACTATCAGCCTGGAAGCGGCGTCACCAAGAACACGTTCGGGTTCTACAACAACGTCGGCACCGTCGACTTCGTGCCGCACATCTCGACCGCCGCGCTCAACGCGTTCGTTACCTCGACGCAGTCTTCGTCCGGCACGACCACGTTCTCGATCCCGTCGTCGATCGGCGTCTCCTCGAATGGCGTGATCTCGACCACGATCATCGCGCCGGAAACTGGCAAGGTGACGGGCACGCTGCTCGCGATCGACAGCACGGCCGCGTTCGTCACGCTCGGTTCGGCGGGTACGGCTGCGCTCTGGAACCCCGGCGCCGGCACCGGCCGCACCGTGATCATCACGACGTCGTCCTCGGGCGATGCCGGCGTCTTCACCATCGCCGGCCGCGATATGTACGGCTACAAGATGACCGAGACGATCGCCCTGAGCCAGGGCACGTCGCAGTCGTCCGGCTACACCATCACCGGCCAGAAGGCGTTCAAGTACATCTCCTCGATCACCAATGCGACCACGCCGACCTCGACCGGCGTATCGATCGGCTACTCCGACGTGTTCGG